CTCCTCTCCACATCGATAAACGATGATGGATTGCGTTTTGTTGTTAGACTCCAAGGAGGAGTCTGCACAAGACTCCCAGCGTGGTGGCATCTAAGCCATACCACGAACCGACCTTTAGCTAGGCCGGTCCCCACCTGTGCTTGATGTCGACGGCAACAGGACGTCCAGCATACTCGAGGTGCTCGGTATCGGATTGACTTGGCAAGTCAATCCCGACCCCGTATTGCATCCTCTCCTCAGAATCAGCAAATATCACTGATTCAAGGAGGTCTGCATTACGGCTGTCCATGATACTGAGACACTTGTTCAAGGCAGCATACCCTTCCAAGCGCGAGCGAGGAATGGTAGCCTTCACCCTCATACCCTTGACAAGAGGGACATGAAGGTCAGGACACATTCGTGCCTCGGGTTCGATACCGAGAAACGAATGCCTGCCGAGAACGGGGGATACCTCGGAGACATACGGAAAAGGGATCTCTCCCTCGATGTATGAATCCAGGTATGACACAGTTTTCCAGAGACCAGCCTTGTACAGCTGGTTCCTGAAAGAGACTGTGCTCACTACGCTGCTAGCGTAGTCCCGCCGAGATTGCTCGGCACGATCGGGTAACACACTGCGCATGCGAACGATACTGATATCGTTCCCATCGTAGTAGTCCCCACCGCAAGATTCCCTGAACTTTCCAGTCCAGTAGGACTTGCCAGTGTTGACTATCAGCCCGAAAGCTGTTAGCCAACGGATCGTGCTCTCCACGTGATCTACGGGGACGATAATATCGTCACCGTAGACGCGCACCTTTCCCAGGTAGGACTTGATGTCCTTCCTGGTGATTGGTCGAGCTAGGTCCTCTTCAATCGCAGCGAAGATAATGGTCGCGAAGACCATTGCTTCAAAGGGAAAGCAGAGGGCCGAACCCATAGACGCGAACTTGACCAGGTCGATTAGACCATGGCCAAGCACACGAGCCTTCCGAGTTCTGGTTGAATCCACCGCCTCTGCGAGGAGTCGGTGATTTCGAAGCAGGACTCGTACATGCTCGTTCGAGACTCTATCGGAGGCTTCCTTGAGGTCAAGGGAAGCGAGGGTTCCATTCCTAGAGCCCTGGCAAGCAAGGTGTTGATTAGGCACCTGGCTTGCCCATCCGACAAGTCGGCTTGCGACGTTGTCACGGTCGATCCGACTCTGGATTGATACCAGTAGCCCTTGTTGCACATACTGCATGCAAGTAGGCTCGATGGCAATGATCCGCGGAGTTTTGAGCGTCTTAGGCACTGAGATGACCCTTGCGGGTCGCTCTGCGCCAGGTTCGAGGAGTTGCACATGCTCGAGGTCTTGGAAATACCTCCAGCTGGAAGCAAGATATTCCCCATGAGGGAACACTTGTTCCAGTCGCTCGGTCCATTCAGACTGACGCCACTTCGCGTTTCCGCGGAGGCCGTCAGCTGTGGCACCGGGGCCATGTCTTGGTCTGATTCTGCCGGCGTGAATATCATAGTCCACGCCACAGAACACATCAGACCAAAGAAGAGTACTGATACGAGAGAAGCTTCCAACCATTTCTGGTTGGATCTCTCGCGCAGACTCTGCAATCTCCTGCTCACACTCAACGTATCTCCTCATTGCGGCTTTCTCCCGTGCATCCGTGCACGGAAGGGATATCTTAGCGAACATCAGTGTAAACTGACGTATCGCGTGGATACACGCAATGGAAGGTTCGTCGAGTAGCTCGCCAGTCGAGCGGTTGAACACCTGGTCAAGGAAACCTCCTAGAAACAGGGGGAGACCACCTTTTCTCTGGAAACCAGAGAAAAGCGTAGGACCTACGAATCCTTGGTCAAGACTTCTCTCGAAGTCTTTTCCAAAGTTCGCAAGGGTAATCGTTAGAAACGAGTACCCCTCATGTTCAACACGCGCCACGACCTTTTTGAGGTCGTGACTGGTGCTTGTGCGACACCACATCCCCAGATCTTCGAGGATGCAACGCAGGAACGTGTTCAGGCTTTTCACTTGTCGGCTCCTAGTTATGGAGTCTGGCAAGATCCCTAGCCTCAGACCGTTCGCATTGCTGCGTGCAGATTCTAGGAGGAGAGGGGGCATTCCAGCCCCCTCCCCCCTACCAGGGTTTTCCTGGCGTCAGTTCTCACCACCAAGAAGCTTGGTGATGTTGGCACCCGAAGTGGCGTTGAGGTTGGCCAAGAAGCCATCCACAACTGCCTTCTGCTCCGCGATCGTGTAACCCGTCTTTGGCACGTCGACCGTGACATAAACAGTCATCGAGTACGGCGTGTTCTGGGCGGGGAACAGCGGGTCGGGAGCGTTCTTCGAGTGCACAATCTTGGCGGTCCGTCGGTTACGCTTGTTGTAAGCGTGAACAACCGACATCTGGACAGTTCCGTCGTCCTTGGAATAGGTCGAACCGGAATTGTCCACCGACACTCGCGGAAGCGAGTGAGCGGTGCCAGAGATTGTAACTGACTGCGGGTCTGCGTAGGTCATGAAGCGAGTCGTCCTTGCGTGAAGGTTCTGCGCATACCGGACGGTACACACAGGTTCCAGCTAGGAAGATGACTATGGATTAGTCACCTTGAGCTAGCTGACCTGAGCCTCGGGCGAAACCCAAAGCTGTCAGGATGGCCCATTGCCGGTTAGTAAAACTAGCCGGGTTTGAGCCGAAACCGTAAGGGGTCGCCTTCATACGATGTTTTCTACGTGTGTAGAATCTCGTAGTGAAGGTGTTGAGGCCACTACGCTTTAACGTAGGTCCCACAACGGTACAGCTATGTTCTGATACAGTTTCCTGCATCAGATAGCCATACTTCATGACCAGGCCGTCAGAACTGAGATTTGTGGCATTGGCAATGTTATCACCAATGTTCACAAACCAGTCTGAAAGCCAACTCCATGGTGCAAGGTTCCAGAGGACATCAGGAGTAATCCTGGTGCCCAGCAGAAGGTTCGCCTTCTGCTCGAGGAGTATCGCCTGATTCAGAACTGTGTTATCGTTCTGAAGGTGATACGTCCACGCCCCGCTGAACCAAGTATTCGTTACCGAATGCTCGGACTCCAGCAGTGAACCTGTCGTCTGCCCGTTGACAAACAGTGAATTCCAGGCCGCATCCGACCATCCAGTAGGCTTCAAGAGCTTACCAGATGCCGGTTGGTCTCGAATCCACGTGCTTATCTCGGGCGCAAACCGCGTTCTCCTCCGGACTATCTTGCCGGAGTCTCGCTGGTACTGTTTTAGGATGCTTGATGCATCCTTGACAGCCTGTGCAGTTGACTGAACATCATTCAGGATGGGTTTCCAACCAAATTCAAGGTTGAGGTACTCACCTCCGAGTTCTCGGAAGTGAGCAACTCTATCCTTGAGAAGGTTGAAGCCCGGAATGGCCGGAAGGCCTTCC